TCAAGTTTTTTCTTATTAATTTTATATTTGCTAATTAATTTCATAGACAAACCAAACTTACCTTTTTCTCTACATTTTTTCAATATAGATAATAATTGAAAAGTTTTTTTAGTTTTTAAGTTCAATATTTCTCCTATATCCATTTATCTTTTTAACTTCATTTCTTTTGGCAAGTTTATTTATTAAAACTGTAATTGAATTTTTTGACCTGTAATTCAATCCATCTGCCATTTCTTGAAAAGTTGGACAATACTTGTTCTTTTTGACATATTTTTTAATAAAATTCAAGAGGTTTAGCATTACTGGTGTCATAGGTATTTTATTATTCATCTTCTGTTTCCTTTATTTTAAGCATACGATTCAATTCGTTATAGCCATTGACATCATCATAAGTATCTTTTTTATACATAGGGTTTGTTATAGTTCTCCAAATTTTAAGAAACTGCATAAAGCAACCAAATATATTATTAGGAACTCTTACCTTATGACCATTGTGTGCAGCTAAAATACTTTCTAATATTCCTTTCATAGCAAAAGAGGTTTCATCAAAACTACCATATTGTGCTTGTTTACTTTTTAATAATTGTTCTAATTCTTTAGTTAATTTGCTCATAGTTTCTACGTTATTTGACATCATTTCCTTTTTTATCTTTACAGTAATAAAGAAAAACTTTGTTTCCTTTATATCTAATTGTGCTTTCCTTAGTGCTTAAAACAGTAACCTTTTTAATAGCATCACTACAAAGCACTTTTGGTGCAGCAACTGAAATTGTGGCTTCAGCTACTGAACCATTAACTAAGTGCATTATAATAACGATTACGTTCATTAAAAGGGTGCTTAATCTTTAGACTCAGGTTTAACACCAGGTTCATTTGCATAACCTGATATATTTGGTTTATCTGATTTATCATTTAACCAACCGATAAGAGCTTTTTTGCCACCTATCTCTAAGTTAGTCATATCACCTGTAAACTTGCCATCATCTCCTTTAAACAGAACTCCTGTTTGAGTAAATAATCTAACAAATTTTGTGTTACCATCTTTAGACGTTCCTTTAGAAGCTAGGATAGTTCCTTTCTTACCATTATTTAATTGTATGTTACCTGAGAAATCTATTTTTACAGACATCTCATGGGTAGCATCATAGGGAAATAATACCCAATCTTTTGGTTTACCAACTTTTTGCATTTGTTCCTCCGTTTGTTTTTATGTTTTTTTGCTTTTCTTCAAATGACTTTTTAACTGTGTCATTTTCTTGTTCCCAATCTGAATAAAGAGCATTTAACTTTGTTTCAGTTGTCTGCTTATTTATTTTATCTTTGATTGAAACTTGTGTTTTGCTTTGTCCTTGACTTAATAAAGCAACTGTTAGTTCATCTGCTGAAGCATATTCTGAACCATGTAGTCCAAATCCTGCTAGACATCTTCCTAAACTAGAACTGGCACAGTTTTCTACTGCACTTGTTTTATTTATAAATGATGCGTTTCTAAATTCTTCGGCATGACCTGATGAATAGGGTTGATCTGCTATATAAAGAGTGGTTTTAATTATGACTCTATCTGCATCATGAAAAAGTAATGCTTCATCTATTTTAGATTCAGGAAAATATTTCTTTAAATGCCTGTGTCTTTCTGCAACAGTTGAATATGATTTACCTTTTATGTTTACAGTAGGAACAGTTTTTAACTGTTTAATACATTCAGCATATCTTTCTTTAAAACTTCCTTTAGATGTTTCTTCCCTACTTACTTGTTTTGTCTTCTTTGTTTGTTCTGACATTTTTTTCCTTTTCTTTTGTTACTAATATTGCTTTTGTTGGAGCTTCTTCTAATTCTTTTATTTTAGCTGCCATTTCCATTACTTTATTTTTTAACTTCTTATTATCAAATTGCAAATTACTTACTTGCATTTGTAGCTTTCCATTAATTAACTTATGTTGTTGATTAACTTTCATAGCATGATCGTAATCTGACATTATTTTTTCCCCTCCATTACTTCTTTTATTGTTAGCTTGTTTACTATTATATCTTGAACTGCTTGACCTACAATTCCACCAAAAACCATTTTCATATTTGGTGGTAGTTTTTTTCTTTGTTCAGGTGTTAAGACGTTATAGTCATAAAACCATTGACATAATAATTTATTGATTTGACTTGGACTTAGGTGAGTTTTGTTTCCCCATTCTTTCCCTATTTTTTTAAGCATATTTAGAATCCTTATAGAATAATACAAGCTGTGTCAATAGTATATACATTAAGTTTTTAAATCAGCTATTGGGTACAGTTCTTTAATATCTACTTTGTAAGCTGGTGGTCTGTTAATGTGTCCAAAATTTGTCAGACGTTGTGGCATATCACTTATAAACGGAAACCAACCAATTAAACTAAATTCAAAATTTCCTTCATCAATGACTAAAACATATCTAGCTTTTTTTTCTCCAGGTCTTATTAATAAAAAGTTATAATCTTTTCTTTTTTGCGATCTTATCTCAATGCCTTTTTGCATATCGTTATCAGTATATCTTGAGTATTGGTCTGAGTAAGATCCATTAAAATAAGTATTTGTTGCTTTAGCAAAAGCTAATTCTGCTGAAGCTCCCATAATGCCTAAACTTAAAGTTTGCTCTACAGTTCCTTTATATCCATAAGAAAAATTTTTACCCATTTTAAGATTTTCAATAAATCTTCTGTTGGCAACTTCTGCTGCCATCTGTACTTCAAAAGGTTCTAGTTTTATTTTCATATTAATTTAAATTGAGTGTTTATGTTGTTATTTGTTTTGTAGTTTATATTTTTAAATTTTGGATATTGAAAAATAGGATATTTTAATTTGTTTAAAATATTTTTCTTATCTTTTTTATTTCCAATTATATAAATATACCTATGTTTTCTAGGTCTATCTATTACATAAAATTTATCAGGATTATTTTTTCTTTCATCTAAACTATATTTTTCGCAAATTGTTTTACTATGTTTGTTGGAATCTTTCATTCTCCACTCTGTTCTTTTATCTGATAATCCAGTATATATAAAATTTGTAGCTTGGTAAATATAACCAGTATGATTTTGACTTGTGTCAGCATAAGATACAACAATTTTAGGTTTTGGTAATAATTTAAAAGAATTTCCAACCAAATAAGATGCTTCATTTTTAATATTATATTTTAAAACTAATCTATTCAATTCTAAAACTTTTCCTTTGTATTCTTCTCCAGCTATACCTTTGCACAAGGATTGAGATGGTGGAGAACCATAGCAAACCACACCAACTAACTCATTTTTAAAAAACAAACCATAAGCAAAAGATATACTAGGCATTCTTTTTGCATAATGAATATGCAATATAAAAGGTTTAGTTTCTTCATAAGTAATTTTATTAACTGAATAATTTTCCACTATAATTCCTTTTCTTCATTATTAAATTCCCTTTGTTCATCTTCTTCTTTCTTTGTTAAATATTTATCTACATTATGCAACTGTTTTTTCCATATCTTTAAGCTATAATGTTCGGCACAGTATCTTTTCTTATTCTCCTCAATTAATCCTTCTTCAGTACATAGGCAGCACTCAACAATTTTAAGACCAAGCTCTCTAGACCAGGTATAGCCATCCATTTTTATTTATTTAAATAAATAATTAGAGCTATTACTTCTATTACTATTAATACTTCTATCATATTCCACTTTTCATTTTTCCCTGTTTAATTCTTTGTATGTATTCTTTTTTTCCTATTAAAACATTTTTAACTGTCTCAATTATTAACCTAGCACTTTTGGGATCTGCTATAAAATCGCCAAAGCTAACTTTTTCTTTTACTTCATCTTCAAGAAGCTCATATTCTGCTCTTAATCCCTTTTCTATATTCATAATGTGTATATAATGTAAATTAAATAACTTAAGACCATACAAGCTACTGTTATTTCAAGTATCGTTTCTTTCATATCATTACACCTAATAAGGTAAAAAATACCACTATTTGAATAACTATATAAAGAATCCAATGAACATAAGACTCAGTAGGTCTAAACTTCATCTTTAAGAAGCTCATAAGTTTTTTCATATTTTAACAACTTCCTTTCTGCTATTTTTAGCTTAATAGTTTTAGACTCTAGCTTTTTTGTTAGCTCCTCTATAATGAGTCTTAATCTTAAATTGTGGTTAATCCCTATTTTCATTAATTTACATTCCAATTAG